TAGCACTTTTATTGAACAACTTTCAAAAACAGATAGCAAAGAATTAGATGACGAAGAATATTGGAACATTGAACAATATAAAATTATAACTAACCTAGCTAAAAAACTAAAACAAAATAATTATTGTCTTAAACAATCTTATAAACATGCTTCTAATCGCAATGATGGTCGTAAGTTTTTAGATGGTTTAGGAATTCAGAAATTGAATAGATATTATAGGGGACCCCTATGTGATGGTATTTATACAGACGTTGATATGGTTAACTGTCACATGGTAGCTTTACAGTATTTATGTAGTGAGTTTAATATTGAATGTTATGCACTTAATAAATATTGCAATAATAGAGATTCAATTATTAATACCATAATCTCAGATAATGATTTTTTAGATAGGGGAGCAGTTAAAACACTCCTATTTATTAAATCCCTGAATTGTTGTGACAAAGTTAGGGGTATATATATTGATAAGAAATTTAAAAAAATTAATAGTAGTTTTTTTGAAGAGTTTGACAACGAGATTAAAAAAATACAATCCATATTTTTAAAAAAATATCCTAATGATCTTGCAGAAATCAAGAAACAACACGCCTATAAAAATATTGCTGGTAGGCTTATGGCTAGGATCTTGCAGAAATTTGAGGCTAAAATTATTGATGATGTCAAGGCTAATAATTTTCAGGTAAATGTGGATATGTTCGATGGCTTTCAGACATTTGATAAGGTTGATGATAAATATATAGATAGACTTAACCAATTGACAAAAAAAAATAAAATGAAATGGGATACCAAGGAACACAACTTACTATTAAAATATGATATATTGGCTATTGAAGAACAAACCAAAAAATTTATTTATGCTGAAAATATACCTAAATTAGCTGAAAAGATTTGCGAAGACTATTTAAAAGATATTTTATTTTTTGTAAGTACAAAACATTATTATGTTAATGAAGGTGTTATAGATTCAAATCTAACCAGTATAAAAAAAGACTTATATAAATTCATTACCTCAAATGAAGTAGTTTATAAACATGCTGACAAAATAATAATTGTATCATCAATAAAAAGTCAGATTGATGATTTAATAAATTCATTGCTTAACGAGTGCAAACGATACGATAATAATTATTTTGATTCAATTGAAACAAACACCAAGGATAAGATGCTATTCAAGAATGGTTATTATGATTTTAAAAGCAATAAATTTATTAAAAATTTCAAAGGTATTCAATCATTTATAAGAGTCAATAGGGATTTTGATGAGCAATGGAATGAGAAAATAAATCAACAAATATTAGATAAGGTTTTTTATCCTATCTTTGGTATTAAAGATTTAGAAGCTGACAAAATTCAATTACAGCTAATGCAATACTTCTTGCAACGTATTGCAAGGACTATAGCAGGTAAAGTAGAAGATAAGAAATTTCTTATCTTAAAAGGTCTTCGTGACTGTGGTAAAGGTGTTATTACTTACGGCTTTAATTGTGCATTTGAAAACTATTTGTATCCGATTCAGTTAAAAAGTTTTTTCAATACGATGACACAAGGTGACCAAGCTAAAAATAATAGTTTCATGTTAGATTTTAGATTTAGACGGCTTGCAATTGGTCAAGAAATAAAAATGAGTGAAAAAGAGTTTATAGATGGTAGTATTATTAAACAGTTTTGCTCAGGTGGTGACGAGATGGTAGCACGTAAGAATTTCCAAGATGAAACAAAATTCAAAATACAATCGGGCTTGCTTTTCTGTGTTAATGATATGCTTAATATTAAGCCTTTAGATACTTATGAAAAATGTGACGTATTTGATTTAACAAGTAAGTTCGTTCCTCCTGATTATCCAGATTCAAAAAAACTAAATGGTGTCAACTACTATCCAGCTGATGATACTATTAAACAATGGTTAGAGACTCCCGCCGTTAGAAATCAAATGATATTACTGTTATTAAAATATTTCAAATGTGATCCCCTTGTATATCCACAATGTTTGAAAGATGATGCAGATGAAATTAATGATAATGCTAATTCATATATTGATGTTGTTCGTGAGATGTTTGAACAGGGTACACCTGATGACATACTCATTTCAAATAGTGAACTAAAAAGAATTCTTAGCGATTCAGATTTGCAAATGTCATTACCTAAATTTAAGAAAACTATAGGTCAAGTCTTTGATAATGTTAACTTAATGGCCCGTACTAATAAAATTAGAGGGATTACAGGTGTTAGAAGTCTCAACTATTAACAAAATGACAAAATGAAAAATGTCATCGATGACAAAAATTATTACTGGTGTCACCCCTATAATCTATACAATTTTAGTGAAAACTATTCAAGGGTTACACAAATGATGACAAAATCAATTTTACTATATATAATACCTATATACTAATATTTACTAATAATTTATTACTATTATAAAAAAAACTTTCAAACCATTTTTTTTTGTCACTTTGTCACTATAAAGTAATATAACACTAATAATATAATAAAACACACTCAAAAAATAATGACAAAACGGTTTTTCATTTTGTCATAATGACGTTTTTTTTTGTCATGCTTATTACTTTTCTACACAGAAGTTAAAACGCATCAACTCAATACATTTTTTTGTCTTTATTAAACTTTTCCTTAATCTCTTTTCTAATCTCTTCATCGAGTTTGTCTCTCTCTGTTTTATGTGCATCTATATTCTCCATCTTGGTTCTTATCTCTTTCTTTATTTCACTTTTTACCTTATTATCTTGTTTGTCTTCAGTTCTTGATAGTATACTATCTAATATTTCAATTATTCTACCCTTGCTATATATACTCATATAATGGCGTATCTTTCTACAATCATTGCAAACACTATAAATAGTATATTCTTCGCATAATGGACAACAAAACATTATTTTACTTTATTATTATAAATAAAATTATAAAATAAAAATATAATCTATAATTAAGAATAAAACAAGATGGATTATAACATTAAGTTAAAGGAGCTTATAAAGGAAGCAAGACCCAATTTAAGAGATTCTTCAATAAAAACATACATATCTAATTTAACTAAGTTAGCCCAAGAAGTAGGTATTAAAAAAATAAATAATCTTATATTTCTTCAACATGGTACAAATGTAATGAGAGCGTTAAACAAAAAGAAACCTAGTACTCAAAAAACTTATTTGGCTACTATCATTGTTATATTAAAGGCTATAAAAAGTAAGCAAAACTTAATAGATTATTATACCGAATTTATGAACAAACTAGCAGATGAACACAATAGAAAAGCACAAACCCAAGAGAAAAGCGAGACCCAAAATAAAAACTGGGTACCTCTTCCCGATCTGCAAAAAGAATTGAATAGACAAGGTAAAGAAATAACCAGGCTTAGACTTTGGACAAAAGAAAAATTAACACCTAAAGAATTTGACCAGATTCAAAAATATGTAGCGGGCTTTTTATATATAGGTGACCCTGAAAACCCACCTATGCGAGCCGATTTCCATGATATGCAAATAATATGTATTAAAGATTATGAAAAGTTAACAGAAGAAGAATTGAAAAAGAATTATATAGTAAAAGTAAACGCACGCAAAAAGTTTTTTAGTCTTGGAGATTATAAAACAAGTGGTAAGTATGGATTAAAAAAAATACAAGTAAGTAAAGCAGTTAATAATTTATTAAATAAATGGTTTAAGATTGTTAACGATCATGGTTATATATTGGTAAATAATCGAAAGGGTCCAATGAGTGCAAATGGATTAAGTAAATTTATTAATAGAGTATTTGAAAAAACTGGTAAGAAAATAGGTATAAATGGATTACGTCATGCTTATATAACGCATCATTTTCCCCCACAACTCAAAGAAAAACAGGAGGTAGCGGATAAGATGGGTCACAGTGTTCGTGAACAATCTTTATATTCGAAAAAATAGATTAATTTAAATAAATGCATATAATATAATAGAATGGTTAGCTCTGAACCAAAATATAGAGAGATAAGAATAGAGGGAAAACTCTTTTATTATAAAAATAAAGGAGAAGAGATTTTTAATAATATTGGTAAGATACCCAATAAGATTATTTTTAATCGTGTAAAAAGATACATAACCGATAAAAAATTTAGGGAGTTAATAGATAAAAAATATAAAAAAAAACAGTTAAAAAATAATCAATAATCTTTTATTAGTTTAGATAAATTAAGTATTTCCTTTTTATAAATATTTTCGTTATCTGATTCTAATAGGTCCATTAGATAGTTAAGTATTAAATTTTTAATATGTACTTTAATAGCATTCATTATTTATATATTAAGATAAAATTTATAAAAGTGTTAAAAATAATAATAATCCAACACCCAGAAAAACAACACCTAAGAACCCACATATAAAAAACGCATCTTTTCTAAAACGCCTATATTCTTCGTGATATGTTTCAATTGGTAGACCTCGCCACATTTATTATATCATTATATTTTTTTATTTTTTTGTACAATATATATTTTTGTTTAAAACTAATTGAATCCTTTAATAGATCATATAGTATCATTAATTTTCTTAATCTTTCCTCTAAACTGTGCATTAATATCCAGAACGTTTTTTATTTTTAACTTTCTTTTTTATAATAAATATTTGATTTAATTTCTTCTTTGGTTTCTTCTTTTCAGGTTCCTTTTTAGTTATTCTATTTATCGTTTTTCTCTCTTGTTCAATATCCATATTTATATATTATGAGAAATTATTTTAAAAAATCTTGATGTATTTATCACTACTTAAAAATAATGGGGTATATATATGTATATACTAAAATGATAATCCCCATTCACCACAGAACATTAGGAACATTTGATATGTTAATAGATTCCGAAGATTATGAAAAAATTAAAAATCTAAATCTTACAATTAATTGGACAAGTAATAGAAATACCAAATATGCTAAGTCAATAGTTTACGAAAATTGTAAATATATCAAAACCCTTAATATTCATAGGGTAATAATGGGTTTAGGTGATTTTAAAAATGATAAAAGGATAATAAACCATATTGATGGTAATGGTTTAAATAATCAAAAAGGTAATTTGGAAATATGCGATACTAGGTATAACTCTCAGGGTGTTAATAGAATACATCAAAATTGTAAATATGTTAGATATGAAGAAAAAGAAGGAAAAACAAAGAGAAATAAAAGGTGGTGTTTTCAAATGCGAGTAGATGGTGTAACTCATCGCAAAAGATTTTTAACTGAGGAAGAAGCTAATAATTACAGAGATGAATTTATTAGTAATCTTACTTTAGTAAATCCTTATCAATCTTAGATGATTTAGAACCAGGGCTTATAGAAGCGTAAACTCTTCCCATCGCCCAACTCTCTTTAGTCATATTAGGTCTTGAGGGTCCTGCGGTCTTGAATGCTCCAACACCTTTATTATAAATTTTTTGAATATTAGACCTTTTAATTCCGCTTAATTTTGCAATTTGTGCTAAACTATTACTTTGGTTAAGTGGTTGACCATGCTTCTTGTTAAAACGTTGCTTATAAGTTTGTACCATTTATATTTAGTATTATTTTATTTTATTATTTTTGTTCTTCCTCTGGTGGTGGTGGTTCTGCTCTATTAATCATTAAAAATATACTGCTATCATTTCCTATATCTAAACTAGGTTTTTTATCTGGGTCTAAAATAGATATATTAAAATCACTTATCGTTATAGGTTCGCCCCTATGTTCGTATACTATACTATCACTTATATACCCATTTGTATACGCTGTACTTGCATAATATCGACTTATAATAGCACTTATACCTATATCTATATCATTACTTGAATATATACGACTATCATTATTATACCCACTAATTTTTATTAAGAAGTATCCATTAGAATCGGTTATTTGTCCTAATGTTTTTTTACCAAAAATTGCGGTAGTCATAAGATTAACTAATTTACTATTTACTGTAAAATCACCGACAGAACCCACCAGAGCCCCTTTTATAAAAAGTGAATCAGCACCCCTTAATACATTTGTTGAATTAACTCCGTTTTGGTAATTTAATAATGGAACTTGCGCCTGATTACCTCCAACTAATCCAAAAGATTTATGATTATCTTTATTAATAATTATACTACGATCTAACCCTAATTTAGAAAACCAAAAATCAACAGGTTCATTTAAAGTATTTACAGCACTTAATCCCAAAATTATTATTTCACCCTGTTTGCTATCTATAAACGCCGTTCTTTCATTTGTTGCTGGAGGTGGGACAAATGCACTATCGATGGAGTACTCTTGACCTATACTAAATACAGAAGCACCCCCCGTCCCTGTATCAATATAATAAGGACTATGTAAAGAAACAAATTTAAATGTTTGTGTATCTGGATCGAATACGAAACTAAATTGATTACATCCGCATAAAGCTTGATTAAATACCCCATCTTCTAAAGTTAATAAAACTTGGCTTGTTTCACATATAAATTGAAAGAAGAAATTACCGCCTATAGTTCTTCTATTATTAGGATAATCATAAATTTTTGATGTAAATGGCTTTTCACTTAATAAACTAGAATCAAAATCCTTAATAGTTTGATCCATTTTAACCATATTATCAGTTATAATTCTCGCCAATTGATTAGGGTCATAAGCTCCTTTAGTGATTGTAAAGCTAATAGTTTCTTTTTTTAAACTATAAATATCTCCTGCAGGTATGGCGGATGTACCAAATGAAATAGCATTAGGATTTACATGGTGTTTATCTCTTAAATCGCTTGGTGAGTTTCTACAAAAAATACCATTTCCTGTATTAAATCCCCCTAAATCTGGATCGCCTTTATAGTCTGTATTAAATGAAACCTCATAGCCTGATAAATTCATAGTTGTAGTTTTATCTGAAACACCGTTACCTGTTGGGTTACTTAATTGAAAACCAAAAGTTACAACATCTCCAGCAGGTGACTTATAATATAATTCTAACATAACTCCTCCATAGTCTTTACCGCTATTGTCTGAATAATCTGAAGCAAATGTTATTGTTTCAGCCTTCAGAAAATTTCCAGAACCAGTGTTTACTACATTAGGATCTAATTGAAAATAAGTTAACCCATCACCCTTAACAGTTGCATGATTTCTCCCATCTGCTCTGCATTTATGTCTGGGGTCTATGTCTGCTGCGGGAGCTGTTTTAACTAGATAACCATTATTATTTTGTTCTTTTAAAGTATTGGGATTAGTTCCACTATTTCCACTTATACCAGTATTATACGTAAACCCCCTACAATAATCTATACTAACTGTAAAATCATCCTCAATAACAATTAAACCCCCACTTGATGCAATAGTATCAATAAAAGCATTTTTAATAACTAACTCATCACCATCATTTAGAACAAGAGATTTTTTTAATGAAATACTATAGGAACCATTATTTAAATTTTCGCTTAAATTACTTGCAGATTCTTTTAACTCTATAATTGATGTTTCCATTTTGTAAATATATATTTAAACAAGAAAATTAAAAAAAAAACAAATCCACAACATTTTTAATTAGGCGTACAACACTTGGTAAGTGCTACCGTTAACAGCTAATTGTTTTCTTATATCTGCAAATACGTGCACATCATAACCATCACTTTCGGGAATTGGGAAACCTGCACCCCTATTATTGTTTTTGGTGTCTCTTGTAATTTGCAATTCCATATCTTTAACAACATCATTAATATACATTCCATAATAATCATTGCGACCTGCTTCAAATTCTGGTCCTGCAAATGATTGCTGTTGGTCTGGTCCTACTCTAGAACTACCATAATAGGTACTGCATTCGCCATAAGCATCAACCAACATAGAGAGACGTTGCTGAGGAACCTCTGCACCGTTTCTGCTTATCTTATTAGCTCCGTTAATTCGTACCTGGAATTTTTCATTCAATAAAGCTTGTGAAATAAAATCGCCACCAGGTCGAACCGCATTGCCAGCAGCAACATTCTTTGCCTTGTCTGTGGGTGCTTTAGCTACGTAAAATCTCATAAGTCTTTTATTATTAAAACCATTAATGCGCCTAGAAGTTAAAACGGCGTTTGCATTTGCTCCTGCTGCATTAGCTGCGGGGATTCTTACTAAATCGTGTTCAACACAATCCCATGAAGCTCCATTGAGTTCCTTAGCCATCATTGACACTAATTCTTTATCCTCTATAATATCAGCACTTAAAAGGGGTCTAGTAGTAGTTAAAACTGCAACACTAGAACTGCATAAATTTCTAGCATCGGTTTCATACTCAATAACAACCCTAAGTTGTGAGAAAAGAGAAGCAGGGAGAACCTCAACGGCTTTTAAAAATGGGAGCACTTCTCTTAAATCGAGGTAGGCTTTTGGTGTAGCTGCTTCAGTTGCTGCAATTTGTCTATTTGCATCACCACCAAGATCCATTGATTTAACACGCTCAACAATTGCATTAGCTGCATTAGCTCCAGTACCATCACCAGAGAGAACGGGGGCGTAGTCGTGTCGTTGGGCTGGTTGTCCATAGGATATATTTTTTTGAGCACTTTTGTTGAATGTTTTAAATGCAAGGTGTCTATTACATTCTCTACATGCATCAAGTTCATCACGTCCGTTAAGAAGTCTTATGCTTTTGATTGATGCAAGAGCACCAACAACGGAATTATAAAAAGGTGTACCAGCACCAGTTAAACCAACATTTTCAATTCGTAATCTATTACCATAATCATTTTTAGGAAGTTGGAACTCAACCCTCAAATTTGCTACGTATACATTTGGGTCAATTAATTTTGTTGATATTTGCGATGTGTAATATGACATATTTTTTATATTGTTAATAAAAAAAAAAAAAATAAAAAAAACTTTTGTTATTTATCTAAATTATCTTAAAGCTGTATACTTGAATGAAAGTAAAGATAAACATTATGTGCAGCGCCTATGCTAGATTTTAATTGAACATCAAAAGATGATCTGGTAAAATCAACAAAGGAGGAGAAAGCAGTTCCAAGAATATAGTTATTAGCTTTGACTATTTGAGATGCATTAACGTTATTGTGTCCCATAGAACCAAATGAGGCGACTGCATGGTCGAGTATCTCTGCATCAGATGTAAGAACATAGTTAATGTATTTATTAAGAGAATCATTAAATATATAGATAAGTTCATTTAAACCATCAAGTTTTTGTAATTTATAATTGTCGTGGTCTCTTGTGTTCTCTTCGGATTGTAATTGAAAAGAGATTGAAACACCTTTGACACTGCTTGAAGGAACATTGGCGGATAAATTAGCTAACTGAGAGTTAATGCTAGTTTTAATATTGTGTGTCTTATTCATTAGAACTGGTGGGGGTTTTGCTTCACTTGGTACAGTAGCATAGCATACTTTAATATTCTTTAATTGATATTTAACATTAGGGTCAAGAGCAATACCATATATAGCACTGTAATTACGGGCAAGAGTTAAAGAGAGTTTCATAGCACCAGTTTTAGAAAATGCAAGATTACCGCCAGCGAATCTATTTAAACAGCATCTAGGTTTAAATGCAAATGTGTTATTTCTGGTTGCATCAGCAGTAGCACCTGCGGCGAAAAAGGTTTGGGGGTCAGCATTGCAATAAAGACCTGCAATAACTTCATTAGGTGCTTTTAATTCAACTTGCTTAGAGGCTTGATTATAATCATCTCTGTAAGCTGTTGCAGTTTCCTCCATAGCAACAAATCTACCATAATTATTAAGTAGCTCTAAATTACCCTGGTTTACGGTTGAAACAGAGCAACTTTCTACAACCCCATGTATACCCGCCTTATGATTTATTTTATGAGTGCTAAGAACATCCTTAGCAACTTGAGCAGTTCCGTCACTTAATACAAGAAACTCACCAACAATTTTAACAGAGTTAGGGACTAAACTTCTACCTAATGCATTTAAAGTAAAATCAACAACGTCCTGGGCTTCATATTGGTCCCTTCTATTTTCTGGCTCAGTTTCATGATAGCTATAATTTTCCATATTATTTATATATTATTAAAACAAAAAAAATTTAAAAAAATATTCTTTTAAATCTGTCTAATAACTTCTTTAAATAAATAAATATTTCTGATACCTGCTCCACTATTAATGTCTATCTCAACTTGTTTTGCACTTTGAGTGACTGGGAAGCATTCCGCGATCATTTTAACGGATGGCGTTCCGGCTTCAGTTCCTCTTTGGTTGCTAACTTTAATTAATTTCTCTCTTAGTGACTTGAGGGGCATGTCCATATTTAAAAATGTTCTTCCAAGTCTGTCATAATGTTCAGAGGTGTTCATTCTAATCGCTCTATTAGTTAAGTCTTCGCCATTAACTCTAAGGCGATAATCTGAAATATCTAAATCACTAATATATCTTGATGGGTTACCACCTGCACCGTTAGGAGCGCAGATTATCAGGTTTGCACATTCTGGTTCAATATAAAAATTTTTACTGTATGCAGTTATTGCGTTTTCGGTATCTTTTTCAACTGTGTATGTTTTGTATTCAATTTTATCAGCTGGCTTAGCGCTCATATCTTCGTACACAACTAAGGTAACATTATTAACAACTAAAGCACTGTCAACAGAATCCACGCCTCGCATAGAAACATTATCAAGCTGTGTAGCAACACCTCCATTTAATGCAGTATCTAAAGTTAAACTAATCTTTTTATTTGCTGGATTATAAGCAATATTGGTAATTGATTTTGTGTTATTTTGATTAGCTGCACCGCCATTAATATCAAAATTAATGGTCAAATTTTGTCCAACCCAAAAGGGGGATTGCTCAAGTGAATCATAATCCCTAGTAACTTGGTATACAGCACCCCCAACAGTACCAGCAGCTATCTGACCTTTATCCTCGGCTTGTCTTGTAGCACCTAAGGAACCATTTGAAGACTTATCGGCGACGGCTGAACTTCTTTCCTCAACTCTAGTCCAGTAACCACCGCCATTAGCATCATCAACAGTAAAACCGAAATGATTTTGAAACCCAATGTTAGCCAAATCTAAAGTTAAATGCATTTCAAGTTGTCCAGTTTTTGAGGTTGGGACAGTATGCTCACCTAAGCCAAAAAGATCGCTCATTTTTACTTTAATATCATGGGATTTGTTAACACTTGCAGTGTTACCACTTTTAACAAGGTCCCTGAATGGTGTACCCATTAAATTATTACCGTCATTAATACCATTAAAACCGTAGTATGATTGACAGACTTTCTCAATGTTGTCCTCGGTGTATTCTTTCATATTACATTTAAGTACATTAACATCGCGGATATCCTCAAGCATTCCAGATCTAGCACCTGAAAGATGACAGTTTTTAATCATAACAACACCAGGTGCAAGCGCGAAAGCTTCAGCATTTGCAAAATCGGTTTTTGTTAAAGTTGTGCAATTAATACCGGTTGAACCATCATTGGTAATATCGCAATTTATAAGAAGGTGGGTCTTTGTCATGTCAATGTTCATATTGTCGGGGATATCAAAATCAACCAGATTCTGTGAGGCGGTAAAAGCCCCTCCCTGGCGGCTGTTTATCTTAGTAATTCTTTGCATGAGTATTTTATATTATAGTAAAATATAAAAATTTTAAAAAAAAAAAAGAATAAAAATTTTTTAATTTTTAAGATAATCCAAATGCTTTTTAGTTTTTTGTTTAAGTTATTTTATGCTTCTGCACCAATCTGTTGAGTAAAACCGGTAGGTATTACCTTAGGTGCTGGTGCTTGAGCCTTAGGTTTGTCGCCGAATATACTTCCTATAAGTGTACCAATACCAACCACTGCACCAATTACGTCAGAAACCGGATCCTCCACACCACCCCCTCCTGCTACAATTTCTCCGGCTTCTGTTCCTGCTTTTTCTAATGCTCCTTGTATATCACCCGAAGCACTCGCACCAGGTGGTATTTTAGGAGTTAAACTAGAAGGTAATTTAGGCAATCCAAATTCATCTAAATCCATATTACTTGATTCTGCTATGCTTGGTAATTGTCCTAGTGTTTGGCTTACTTGTTTTGCTGGTATAGGATTATCACCACTATTAAAAACTCTTCCAACATTACTAAAAGGATTAGAATTATCAGAACCGAAATTAGTATCAGTTACTCTAACATCTCCTTCATTAGGTTCTAAAAATTTTCTCATTTCTGGAGATATATTTAATTCGTCCCCTGCTTGTGCTGGTGCTGGTATGGGTCTGGATGCTTCTGATGTAGATGGCGTATAATCTTCAGTACCTGGTTCAGGTTTTTCCTCTTCTGGTTTTGCTGTTATACCTAATCTTTGTGCTGTTTCGCTTTGTCGAGCTTGGTCTTGTAATCTTTCTACATTGTCTAAAGCTTTCTCTCTAAAATTAATAATCTTCTCTTCTTGATCTAAATCTGGTTGTCCGTTAATTAACTTTTTTTTTGGTTGTTTTCTTAATGCATTTTTATATATACTTCTAAAACTATCACTATCTAAATCTTCCTTTCTTGATTCAATGGCGGTTCTTCTAGCATTTAAATCAGCTATTTTCTTTTGGTCTAATTTTTCACCGAAAAAAGCTTTACTTATATTTTTACCATAATCACGAACTGAACTTAATGATTTATCGTAGCCGGATGGTTTAAAAGCTTCTGGTAAATTTTCAACGTCTCCAATTCTTCCACTATCTGGAGTTTCTGGTAGTCTTGTTTTTGGCTGTACTGGTCTACTATATTCAAATGTAGAAGCATCTAACGGTTTTACATCGGTATCATTATTTAAGCCCATTGATTGCATTCTGTTGTGAAATTGTTTTAAAGCATTTTCATCATTTGGTAAAGTTTCTAAAGGATCGGGAAACTCTTGAAATGGTGTTTTTGCTGTATTAAAATCACTTCTTGCAAATTGATCGGGTTCAATCTCTCTCCCTGTTTCACTATCTACTATTTTAAATTGTCCTCCTTCTTCTTTTGCTCTATATCTTCCTAATTCAAAATCTGGGTCTAACATTCTTTGAGATGGTTTAAATTCTCCCCCACCTTTAACTAAATTAACGGATTGTATTGGTGCTTCTGTTGGAATATCTGCTGTTACCCTTGGCAATCCAAAATCATCAGTACTAAGATTATCTACCTTTGAAGGTATTTCAGAACTATCTAATTTACTTCTGAATTTCTCTATAAATTTATTAGCTTGTTCTTTTGTTTTCATTGTTCCCCTTTTTAATAATCCATCTAACATTTTTGATGATCCACCTTCTTTATAATCTTGTGCTATCCTTTCAAATTCTTCAGTATTTAAACCTAACTTTTTTAATTTATCTCTTCCTAATTTAATTCCTCTCTTAATGACTGATTCGAGTCCTTTCTCAGTTAAAGAGCCTCCAAGCAATTCCCCGGCTTGTGCTAGTGAGTCTTTAAATTGTTGTGCTTCTTCTGATTTCTCTTCTTTCTGTTGTTGTAACCTATCTAACCCTTCTTGTGCTAATTCGTTTGCTTGAGCAGTAGAACTTAGCCCCCCTTGTATTTGTGCAAAATTAGACATTATTTTATATACTATAGTTATATTAAAGAATAAAAAAATGAAGAATCATAAAATATTAAAGGTTATCGATAAGAGTGATAATTATGGTAAACAAATGGGTTTATTATTTGATTTACCTTTTAGAGTACTTATAACAGCTAAAAGTCAACAAGGTAAAACTACATTATTAACTAATTTTTTATTAAATCCACATTTTTATAAAGGTCAGTTCAAACCCGAGGATATTGTAATTATATCCCCATCGCTATCAAATGATCCAAAATTGCAAGTGATCTGCGAAGAGCTTGATATTCCCGATGAGAATTGCATGGAGGAATATGATGAGGATGTAGTAAAAGCAATATACGATTTATGGGAGAGTGAATATGAAGAGGCGGTAGAAAATAAACAGCGACCAAAATCTAAGCTTATTTTAATGGATGACCTTGGGTACTCAGGCGCCCTGAGAAATAAAAGAATGGGACAAATATCGAGGATTGCATGCAATGGTAGACATATAAATTTATCTTTGTTTGTATGTGTTCAAGCCTATTCACAAGCATCACCAGTACTAAGAAGCAATATAAGTGGTCTTATTGTTTTTGATACATCCAAAAAAAATATTGATGCAATCGCCGAAGAACATAACTTTTTAAAAAGTGATAAAGATTTCGTTTGCATGTTTAGAGATAATGTAATAAGTAAAAGAGACTTCTTAGTTATAAATTATAGCAATCCTAAAGAAACAATGTATTTAAATAAAGAATTCAAACCTATTGATATCAATAAATATTTAAAAAAATAAAATTATTTCATGTATCTAGCCCATCTAGAACCTATCCCCCGACTCCTTGAGATCCTCATAGGTACTACTGGGGGTTTAACTTCTTCTTTTGGTTCATTAACAATCTCTTTTATAGTTTCTAACTTAGGTTGTTCTTTCTTTTCCTTTAACTTTTTATTTTCATCCATTAATTTACCCATCATTGATTTCATTTCATCTAATTCTTTCATAAATTGTTTATCTTGTTGCATTAATTTAGTTTCTTTTAATTTTTTATCATCTTCAATAATTTTCTCGATAGCCTCCTGTTTATTTTTCTTAGCTATCTTTTTTGCTTCTCCTGCTTTCTTTCTATTCGCCATACTTTTCTCTCTACCTCGTGCGAGATTATCTAATAACATTTGTCGACGTTCTGGAGTCATAGGGACTCCTTTCCTTTTCTTCTTAGTTTTTTCCTTTGGTTTCTCTTCTGTTTCTGGTTCAGCTAAAACATGCACTTCATCATCTACAATTAAAATTTTTTTTTCTTTTGGTTCCTCTTTTGGTTCCTCTTTTGGTTCTTGGTTTGGTTCCTCATTTTTAATATCGTCATCGCTATTATCCGCTATTTTAGGTATGTTCTCTACTGGTTCAGTCTCTTTTTCCTCCTCAGGATCTTCAAAAATCTTTTTATTAGTCATTATAACATATTATTACAAATTAAATTTTTAAAAAATAATTATTTTTATTCTCCTTTATTTTTCACAATCAAAGATACTGAAGTTAATCCGGTTACTTGGGGCTCTGTTAAATCTCCTAATAAAATCCTAGCTTTTATATTTCTTAAAGAAATTGGGTTAGCATTATTTAAATCAATAAATATTAAGTTATTTGCTTCATTAACTATTGTACCGTTTGCATCCCTAACAGTTGGTACAGTTGCTAATATTGATCGTCTACCTTTATGTAATCCATCGAATGACTGTAAATCAATGTTCATTAATTCAACAATTAAATTATCATAGGTTGCTACTGCTCTAAAATTATTAGTTGAGTGTTTAACAAAGACTTGTCTAAGTGGGTCCTCACTATTTAAAACAATAGATGTAAAACCTAAATATTGAGCTAATTCAATTGAGTTAAATGTTATTTGACTATCTGTAAGTCTTGCGGGTCTGGCGCTTACTGGTCTAGCACCTAATGCACCATGGTTGTGTGCTGCTGATTCTTCGGATTCTGAAACAATACCCTTAATATTAGACCTATATGGGTCAAAAAAACATCTTGTATATGAGCCGTCTAATTGAAATGTTGTACCATCTCCGTGACAAATAATGTAAGGATATAAAGGCGTATTAATACCAGTTCGTAGCGGGTCGCCTGCCCCAGTTGGAAAACGTGTATTTAAGTTATCGGTAAATAAAAGGTCACCTGGAGAATCTACAGGCTGACTAGACCTATATAAAATACATTTTAAAAATAACCCTTCTTTTCTGAATTCAATTATATCATTATTAACACTATCAGGACCAGCAATATTAGGAGGTATTCCACTATTATCATCAAATACACCATTACCTGCATTAAATACATAATTATCAGCTACTTTCTGAGCTTTGAAATTATAAAATTTTTGTGCATCGGTTAAATTAATTGGGCTACCATTTATTAAAGTAGCGGGATTGACATTGGTTAAACCAAATTCAAAACCATTTGTATTAGAGGCACCTGCATTATCAGTGTGTCTTTTAATTCTAGTTCTAAAAACAGCAGTACCCTTGCCAAATTCTTGGAAAGATATAGCTATATTATTATCGTTAGCAACACCAGCACCACCTGGGTCATTTTGTGAAATAGCACCACCTGTTACAGTCATATTGTTTTTAGTAGCACCGAATTGACCTTGGAAATTTTCCTGTAATATTTTTACATTATTAGGGCAAAACTGGGTTTCAATTCTTGTTTTACCGCCTTTAACAATAGCTTGAAATTGATGACCTACGGTTTTACTATTATAATTCATAATTGAATTTAATTTATTTTGTATATCTGTTAATAAATCACTTGCATTAGTTTCGCTATAAGTTGCTAATGTCAAATCTCCTGTACCAAGACTTGTTGCATCTACTATGCTACTTTGATATGAAATATCATTATTAGTATTGTTTACCTCAAAACGATGGGGGTCAATATCCACAGCTAAAGACCTATAAGCTATTTGGGCTTTTTCACTAAAAATTATATCAGAATTAAAATCATTATCTAAAACTCCACTACTGTCATCTGAGACTAATCTTATAAATTTCATAGTTTATTATATGATAAAAAGAGAAAAAAAAAGTAAAATAAATTTATACTTCTTGAATATGTAAATTAGTTAATAAAAAAGTATCTAACATGCATTTTATTTCTTCTATATATCCTAAATCTTCATTTTGCAGGTACCTATCAATTAAACCATAAATAATAATTAATTTTTTTTGTAGATAATTTATTTTTGTGTTCTTTTCTTTAATTCTTTCTTTAAAATCGTAACTCATTTCTAAATAATGATTTTCTACAACATTATCAACCTTATCCTCTTCTGGTGTTTGGGTATTTTGATTATTTTGATTATTAGAGTAATCTAAGTGTATCTCCTCCATTTATATTAATGAATAAAAAAAACAAATCTTTTTGTTTATCTATGTTTAACAGCATATAATGTAACTACCTGAGCACCTGAGGAAACATTTTGGAATGCAATATATCTATTACCTATATCTTTAAATGTAGCACTAAAATGGTAATTACTACCTCCAGTAGGGTCACTGGCTGACATCATAGCACTACCATCTAAAATATTTCCACCTCCTGAGGTTGGTCTTCTAGCTAGAATGAAAGAACCGAAATTAACTGAAGAAGTACCGTAAATAGTTAAATGACTGTAACCCACCATATCAATCTCAGATGTGGAACCCCCAGCAGTAATAGAAGCACCACTAGCTAGGGTAGCTTGTGAGTGTTCAGGTTCAACAGCTGAGTTAGTGACAGCAATTGAAGGTTGATTAGATGCTAAAGTAACTGGTATGCTAGAGGCTGATGTAGCTTGACCTAAAGGAGAAGCGATGTTAACATCCATTTTATTAGAGTTAATAGCGTTCTCGATCTCAGTAAAAGCACCATGGGTAACACCTAAAGCACCTTGATTAGATGCAATGACAACAGGGAAAGAGCTCGCCATTGTTGCTTGTCCTGTAATATGAGCTGCGACATTAACATCAAGTTTAGTAGAGTTAATAGCTGCTGCAAGTTCAGTTAAACCATCATTAGAAACAGCAAGCTTGTTAGTAGCAACACAAGCCTCAATAACATTAACACTACCATCTAGGGTATCTAATTTAGTTTGAATATTATTACCATCTACTTCTATAGCAGCTAAATGGGTTATTTGGGTGTCTTGCTTTGCTTCCATAGCAGTTAATGAAGCTTCAAGGGTGTCTAATTTACCGTGGTTAGTAACCTGATGGGCGGCGGTTGCATCACCACCACCAGCACCAGAAAGAACATCGACCTGCAAATGTCCATCTGCGTCAACTAAGATTGGTTTAACCCTCTTATTTGCTGAATCGAATGCGTGAATGTATTGGCTCATTATATTTATAAATAAGAATAAGATAAAAATTTTAAAAATTAATTATTAATTAAATCTTAGATGTTGCAAATAAATTAACAGTAGTTGGTGAAGCTTCATTATTCGTTATTTTTAATCTAAAGTAATCAGTATATAAATTTACAAAACTATATACTACCCCATTGACAACACCAACATTTTCGAATGTTTCAAAATAATTAGTAGGGTTGCTTGTATCCGAAGATATTTCAAAACCTACACTTATATTATTTTGGTTGCTTGTACCAAATATTAATAATTTATGTCTTTTTTTAAATTCAATTGCGGGGGTTGTATGTGTTGCACCTGCTCCTATTGCTACACTACTTACTATACGTTTTATCTCTAATTTAGGATAATCTTGAACTACTTTGAGGCTATTTTCACTAGCATTAATGGGTACAGCTCTTTGTGAGGTGGTATCTCTTCCAGAAATTATGTGATGCGACATTTTAAATATATAAATATAATAGATAAATTATTTAATTGTTTTATTCTTAATTTTTAAAACTAATTTTTACGTTAAGTGTTCTACTACTTAAATCACCATTAGTATAAAAGATTTGTATATAAGACATAGCACACATAAAATTAACTATAAAATGAGTGTTAGGGTTTTCATATACCAAAGGTACTGATATATTATGTAATTCTTGAAATGTGGTATTATCATGAGACCCCCTTATAACAACATTCTGACCGTTTTCACCCCCTGTTATAGTACCAGATATAGTCATATTACCTGTAGAAGTTCTAACGTCTACGCTATTACTTTGATGTGTACCGGGTGCATAAGTTACATTATCTACCATTACTTGTACAGCGGTACCATGTGTAGTATCAGATACAACTATTAATTTTCCATCGGTATCCATTAAAGGGCTGTAATAGATCCCGCTACCATCTTTAGCAGTATTAGGTAATAGTTTATTTCCTGAAAATAAATGACTGTTTTGTGTTTGTTGTACTAGAATATTTGGATTTATATCTGTTTTATCTCTGAAAGACATAATTAATATACAATTTAATAAGAATAAAAATTCGGGATTTATTTTTAAATTATTATCTAGCTTTATTCTATAACTTATAAAATTATGATTGGATATATTTACAAATTAAAATGCTCTAAAACTGATATGGTTTATTATGGTTCAACTATTAACCCTTTAAAGCGATTTAGTCAACATAGATCTATATCGAATACATGTGCATCAAAAAAAATGGTAGACCCAGATATGGAATTAGTAGAATGTATAAGTATTGACGATGCAGAGACATTTAAAAAAGAATTGCTTTTAATTGAAAAACATTATATCAAAAATAATACTTGTATAAATAAAATTGTACCAATGAGAACAGAGAGGGAAAGATATTCAGATAAAATGAAAGAGAATCCAAATTATGCAAAAGAGTTATACATTAAACAAGGAGGAACAGAAAGAAATAGAAGAACTAAAAAAACATGTGAATGTGGGGGGGTTTATATACAAAGAAATAAAAAAATTCATATTGCTTCGCGAAAACATCAAAGTTATATAGCTTTAAATAATCTCACTTAATTTTAACATGAGTATTCTAAAAAGGATATTGAATGCTATAAAACTAATATGTATATGTAAAAGCTCTTGTATAGTAGGCGAAGATATAAGGGTATCAGTAGATAATACAGATAATAATTTTAAAATTAAAATATCCTATGTATAATAATTATGGTTAAGATTGGTAGGTATAATTATGAAAAAAGTACAAGAAAAGATAAAAAATTAATGGTAGTAGTTGATAATAAATTGATACATTTTGGTGCTAGGGATATGGAACACTTTAAAGATAGAACAGGGATATGGAAAGAACTAGACCATAATGATAAAAAAAGAAGGGAGAATTATTTAAAAAGAAGTAAAGCAATAAAAAATAAAAAAGGTGAATTAACTTTTAATAATCCTTTAAGTCCAAATTATCATAGTATTAAAATATTATGGTCTGGTTGAAAAAATTTTTATTATTTTTTTGGGGTTTTGTTATGTTATTGTATATATTTATAAGGTAAATAAATAGTTTGATGCTTATTTAAAGAACTTAAGGAATAAAAAATATTTTTTTTGCTTTAAATACATATTTTAAGAATAAAACTAAATAAAACTAATCTTCTTATTCAAAAAAAAAATATTATTATAATTTTTCACAAACATTATCATATATCTTAAAAAATAATCCGCTTATTTATTCCCCTTTAATTTTTTTATCAAAAAATACTATTGAATATCTGTCCTTTGTTTCACCTGCTGTATTTGCATGAAACCAGTTTTTTAAATCAAATACTAATAAATCAGTATCCCTATTATTTATTTCTATATTCAATTCTGGTATTGATAAATTTAATTTATTGTTTAATGTCAATAGCATTACGTAAGGGGTTCTATTGCGTCGATCTCGATGGTATGCACTTTGTAAATCCTTATTACAAGTAAAATAATTACAAGTACCAAAAATATTATAATCTTTAACATCTTCATAAATTCTATTCATAACATCGTTTTTTTTAATCTCCTTGGATAGTCTTTGAATTGAGTTACATAATTCAAATTTATGTTTTTTACTTTTTGCTGTTCTTGTTTTTTGTTTATTAAAATCATATTCATCGTAATATTTTTGAAAACATTTCCCTAATTTTTCTTTTTCTATCTTCCCTGATATATCGCCACTATTTTGATTATTTTTCATAGTAATTTTAAAATCTTTTATACTGTATATTTGTCTTATTAGGTAACCTATTAATTTACCTTGTAATTTAAAAATGTAATTTGTGTTTAATTTTAATTTATTTTTATCTAACTTAATATTGGGGTACGAACCATTAAGCATATCTCTCGACATTAAACCTCCTCCCATTTGTAAATTAATTGTTTGGTTCTTCGTATTCCATTTTAATCTAATTCCTAAATATTCCTTTTTTAATTTTAATAAAACATAATTAGGATATATGCAAAATAATTCTATTGCTCGTTTTGTCCTGTTTGTATTCCTAGCAACTGAATACATACCACCTTTTTGGTTATACTTTGTTTTAATAAATAATCGGTCATTTCTAAAATTGCTCTGGTATTTTTTATAATAAACTATACTTCTTTCATAATCTTCTAGTTCATCCTTAATATCTAATATTTGTTTATCATTGATTAACATATAACAACAACCAATGCAAAAATATAAGCCGTATTTATAATCTCCATTACTAAAATACTTGTTACTAGTTGGGTTTATACTACCTAGTTTAATTTTATTTTTTTCCATTAATTTAAAACTTCTTTTAAATTCATTATCAATCTTTATTGCTGGATCATATTTAATAATATCATCTATATCATCATCTAAAAATAATAATTGTTCATCTTCCTCAAAATAATCAATTACATGATTTCTTGCATTAGATAAACCTTTTTTAGTTAGTATAATTTTTATTTGATCATCTTCAATAAATTCATTAAAATAGTCATCATATTGTGGGGTAAAAATATAAACTGGTACATTAGATTTAAAATTATTTTTAATAAAATTTAATGTTTTAGTTTTTAATAATTCTAATCTATTATAACTACAAATAATTATTTTAAACATAATATTGTTAGCTAGAAAAAAAAAAAAATAATCTAATAATGTAATAATTATGATAGATCTGCAAGAACTTGATTATACTTATGAAATTTACCCTGCTCTATGTTTATATCTTTTAGCTTACGCACTGTATCAGAACCATTTAATTTACGATATAGTGTTGGTCGACTAATACCGAATGCTTGTTGTACCTCATTTAAATTTAAATAATATTTAACTGTTTTCTCATTTGGTTTATTAATTGAAACCCTAAAATGATATGTATTTGTAATTTTACCTTTAGCCATTTTATTTACTTTATATTATAAATAGAAATTATATTTAAATAAAATTAAATATATATATATATAAATACTAATTTAAAAAATATTATTATATATTATATAAAATAAATGGTCATTGTTTCTAACATGTATCTCGACAAAGGAAACCGTGACATTGTTAACTCTCTTTGCAATCTTACTTATAGCACTTTTATTGAACAACTTTCAAAAACAGATAGCAAAGAATTAGATGACGAAGAATATTGGAACATTGAACAATATAAAATTATAACTAACCTAGCTAAAAAACTAAAACAAAATAATTA